GACAGATATTAGTTCTTATGCTGGCCCATCGATCCATAATTATGCAGGCGTTACTTCAAGTACGCCAATTCCTTGTGAATTATCGACTAGTAGACCGAACATCTGGTATAGCTCAAGATACCAGAGGGGCGGGGTGGGGTTCATGTCTGTCCACTGCTTTGTGCGAACATCACCGTAGGTGATAAATTCGCCAACGTTCTCACCGATAACCAGAACCTTGTCTTCCGGTAGGAGAGCGTTGTTGTCTTCGGGGTTGTCCCAGATCTGGGGGATGCGAAGGACGGGCACGCCGTAGTAGCGGCCAATCCAACCAGTCTGCCGTAGTTCCTCAAGGGCGCTTGGGAAAGCGGCGTGGGGAGTACCTGCGGTTGGCGTACCATTGTCCCAGAACACACCGAACTTAGTGATGGGCTGTAGCGCACGTTGCGAACCAACGATTAGCTTGGCCCCACCGCCACGATAGTTGATCTCATCGATCATGTCTTCGAGTGCGGTGTGTGTTAGTTCACCACCAACATCAGTGTAGTTATCGGGGGTATTTGCTTCGTTCCAGATGGTGCTAAGAGCCGTGAACATCTTGTTGAAGTAGAAGTCACGGAGCTTGGCGCTCATCTCACGGCGGATATCTGCAACCGAGCCAATGTCTCCGTTCTCGATATCCCATTCGCTGTAAACTACCTTAACATCTGCCGCGTCGAGTACGTAGTTGATACGATCCGTCACGGTGAGTTCACTTGCTAGATGGACAGCGCCGGGTACTAGCGTGTGAACGCGAATGCCCTTGCGAACCTTCTTAACAAGCATGTCACCAAGATTTAGACTACGGGTGTTAAGTAGTAGACTCATGTAGTCGGCGCTTAGGTGATTCGGCTGTACGTATTCAACGATGATCTCGGCCATAGCCTCACGATCATTCTTTGCTAGTTCAGCCCACGCTTCACGCTGTTCTTTTGTGAATTCCATTATCGTATCTCCTTTAGCCTACGATCCGGACGGTGAGTGCGGCGGTCTCGTAGTTAAACTCCCAGACCTCTGCAATCGTACCAGATGCACTATAAGCTAGCTTACCAGCGTCGTCACCGTCGTCACCGGAGTTCAGGACTTCTAGACGAGCACCGGGGGTTTCGACCTCAGCCGAGTAAACATAGCGGCCAGAGGGGATTGTGACAATTGCACCGTGACCCAGGAGTAGAACCTTGCGCCCTGACGGGATTACAATGTCTTCCTTGTGGCTGGGGTGCGTTAGGTGGACGGTAACATCCATCGGTAGGTTTGCGTCATTGCCGAAACCGCGACGGAATGCATAGTCAACCTGTGGGACATCAAAATATAGGGGGTTCGCGCCTGTGATCTTACGCTCAGGCACAGTCCAACTAACTACGTACCGGGCGACACCAGCTTCCGTTGAGTTGTCTGGGATCTTTGCGCCGGGGAGATCAGTTAGTGAACCGAAGTTCTCGTCCCAAGTGTGACTTGTCATGAGTACGAAAGTACCCTCATACATGTCCTCAGTGGCGAGTGCGCCTAGGGGCTGCGAACCGGCTGGAATAACGTTCTTTTCCATTACTTAGTCTCCTTTGTCTGATTAAGTGCGGCGCGGACAATTTCCAAGTTATTGCGAGTACCCGGTGCTGTTACATCGGGAACCTGTAGGGAACTGTCTGCTTGCTTCTTTTCACGAAGCTGATCTGCGAAGGCGACGAGATCCTGCATATAAAATGCGAAAGCGTCGTCATCGAGTGCCGCGATACGCTCTGAGCGAGCTTCAAAATCTTCATCAGAAAATTCAATACCAGCTTCCTTGAGTGCTTCGCGGCGGGCCTTCAATGTATTGGCTGCGGCTTCTGCCTGTTCGCGCTCTGACTTCCAATTAGCAAGTTCATCACGCTCAGAGGCTAGACCTTCTAGCTCGCCGTTCTTGGCCTCAAGTTCTCCTGTGAGTCGCTGGATTTCTGCTTGAAGCTCCTCGATCTTGGCTTCTAATTCTTTAGTTTCCAACTGAGTTTCCTCCTTAGTTTCTTCTGCCATAGCTAATACATTTGTTCGCCCTTTATATGCGGGATCTCCGACAAATGTTATGGCCCGTACTGTGGTTCCTCTTAAATCGTGTACGCCATTTTCGTCTTCTTCGGACTCTGTATAAAATACTTCCCAAGATAAGTTTAATGGTTCCCCTTGGGAGTACTTTTCACGTAGTAACGCTACGTCGTTTTCGCGCTCACTATTCCAGAGCGCGGCTAGACCCACTACTTTACCACTATCCTCAGGATGAACAAGGTTTGTAATTGTTCCAATTGGTGTACTAAACTGATGCTTACCATTCGGGTCTAGAGCCTGCATCTTGATTGGCATATGAACGCCAGTCTTGATAATGTTACCAAATTCGCTCTGAGGAATCCGTTGTTTATTGCCATTCGGCTGATCATCAGTAAAAACAAACTTAATCCATGTTACATTGGGATTTGTGGTGATAGCGGCCTCAGCATAATCACCTGTAATATCATTACCAATCTGATAATCCAAGTTATAAGTAACTGATCCCATTTTTACTCCTCCTGATACTCTAAGAGTAGATATGCGAGTCTGAAATCCGGATCTGTTTTTATAAGCTCATTAATATCCTGCTCGGCTGTTCCAAGCGGAGATTTACCATGCCGCTTTTTGTACTGCGCTACACAGATCGCGTATGCCGCATCCCTCTTAGATTGCCCTTTACGGGGTTTTAGATCGGGATCGTTTTCTACCCTACGGACACATTCATCGAATTCTTTAGGCATCCTCGTTTTCCTCATCTGGTGTGTTGGGAGTGGAGCCGGGTGTCTGTGGTTGGGGAGTAAACGGCTGTGGCGCGTACTCCGGCACATCATACTCTTTTAGTAAATCTCGTTCTCGCACGATATTATGTAGTTCGTCCTCAAAGTCCCTATCACCTAATTCTAGGTAAGAAGTTCTAGAGAGTAACCCCTTCTCGTACAGATCCTTGCTCACATTAGACATCTTTTCGAGATCATAGAGTCGTAGAGGAGCAAATTCTAGTCGAGGAAATTCCGAGAAATTGTTTCTATCAGCTACTTCTTTATAAAGTACCCTGACGAACTTCATAAGTTCCTTGCGAATACCTTCAATAGTCTCTGACGGTGAGAACATCGCAAACTCTGGATTAGACGTAAACGAACGCTCTGTTTCACCAGTCAAAAGAATTCGCGGGAACCCAAGACCAAACATAATGTCATCGTTCACCGCTTCATACTTACCACTGTCCAATAGTGTTTTCGTATCCGGGTAAATCCATTCAATCGTTAGTGTATGGTTTCCGAATAGCTGGAAAACACGTTCTACGTTATCTGCCTGACCGCGCCAGAGCATCTGTGTCTTTAGATCTTCTAGCTGGTCTTCATCGCCCTCGGTTAGCGGGAAGTCCTTATCACCCATCTTAATTAGCTGGATAGCCGAAATTACTCTCGCGGCTACTGCATAGTCCATCTTCCGTAGCTTTCGCTTATATGAAAGGGACTCCAGAATTTTAAGTAAGTATGGTGTTGGATAGGATTCCCCTGCCAAGGGTGCTCGGCGGAGAACGATCATAGGATCAAGTTGGAAGTAATCTTCCTTTCCATTTCTAACAGCATCAACAAACGCAGGATACTGCTCTACTAATAATTTATACGTTGTAACATCCTTCATCCCGTTCTTATACTCACCGCCGGTTTCAATAAAGTGCTTTAGGTCGTCGGTGATTTTCACAAGATAAACAATGCGGTTGGGAATTGGTGTCTTAATAGCCTCGACAGTAGCCGGGTCTCGTAACCAGAATCCCTGTGGAACTGTGTACGCCTCGGTATCTTTTAGATTTACAAGCGAGTGCGGATCTTCCGTCTTAAATTCCTTACTAAACCAGATAACCTCAGGAATAACTAATCCTGAAAGAAGGTATTCGCGGGTTATATGCTTAAGAAAGTCTTCCAGTGCGTCTACAAAACTCTCGTATACATCAAAGATATTATCGGAGATATCCCCACGATTGTTGTAAATCCCGTTTACCGTGATATCCGTTAGCTTATCTACTACCGTAGACGTTACTGGATCTCGTAGATAGAAAAATCGGATTTTTTCTACTAGCTCAGGCCACTTCTTAGGCACACCAAGCTTATCAGGCTCGTTTTGCCCTGTAGAAGTTGCAAGCGTAGAAAGCGGGGTTCCACTGGTTAAATCCAGCATACTGCTAGAGGCTTTTGCTAATTTAATATCTGTCATGTTACCGTCCATCTAATAAATCCATCGGGGGGAATAGAGTGAAACTTTCTGCTGTATCTGACCATATTCATTCACTAAGTAATACGCAATAAAGGCTGAAAGATAGGCTGCTAGATTGTGGTCTCCGCCTCTCAATCCACCGCCCTCTGTAAACGTTCTGAAAGTCAGTCTACCACTTGCAGATTTAGTATACGTTGTTCTTTCAAGTTCTGTAATAAGATCTTCATCTCTGGTTGGATACACAATCTTATGGGTATTGGTAAGCTCTTGTAGATACGGAACACCAAACTCTTTGGCCCGAACCTTGATTTCCTTATTTTCTTCGTCACGCCCGATGGTAATTGTAGAAGCAAAGTTAATTGGAATTAAGATATCATTAAATTTTCTAGCGCGGTACTTTTCATCGTTGAGAAGGTGTTGAATTACCGCTTTACCAGAACTTCCCTCGTCAACCCCGATGATACTTGGTGGGTATTTATTCGCCAGATAGGAGATTAAATTCTCCTGCATATCATATGGGATCTGATGCCAGTTCATCCTAACTAACTGTCTCCACCTATCCATAATTCTGTACAGAACTACGATTGCTGTTGGGTCTGTGTATCCTAGGTCAATACCGAACATGATCTGTTCTGCTGACTTTGGCATCGGGGGTAATTCTAAGATCTGTTTGTATCCCGCCTGAGAATCTGATTTGATTTGGTGGTTCCACAATTCGGTAATACGAGTATCGTAATTCTCAAGCATCATAGTAGATCTATCAAAGATAGACCATACCGGAGAACCATGCTCACCCAAAACCATATGAATGTAGGCTTCACTATTTACGCCCCCGAACTGTCGTCTAGCGTTTTGTTCGGCATCCTCTGTCCAGCGTGGATTTCTTGCTGACGGGATGTTGTGTTTCGTAAATAGTGGGTCTTCTTGATCTACATAGTAAAGTACGTTTCTCTCTCGCCTACCGTCTGGAACGCCTGCTACAATCATCTGCGCCCCAAGCATCCATTCATTGAACGATCTCTGCAACTCAATCCATGCCTGCCAGCCAAAGTATGATCCTTCGTCCAGCAAAATCACTGGTGTATGCAAACCTACTACGTTAGCACCAGTTCCACTCGTACCAGCGATACGAGCATCTAGGGTAGACCCTGTTTTAAGCTTTACATCCAGCGAACCCATGTTGATAGAACGGTTATCTACTAGATGCTTTAGGAAATTATTGTTCCTTAGCCACCGGGTTAATTTCCTGAATACGGGATCTACGTGTACCTTGTTTGGAGCGATAAATACAATGTAGTTATCAATGCCCCAGAAGTTGTTAATAAGAAAGAAGATTAATTTATCTAGAAGGGTCTCTGTTTTACCGACGGCGCGGGCGGTACAGAATGATACATATTTATTAAAGTCACACGCCATTAAAATTTGGTAGTCAGTGTGTGTATAATAATAATCATCCCTGACAGCCTTTTCTTCCCACACCCGTTTCCATCCAGCGTCATCCTCAGGAATTATGTCGTAGTTACGAATAAACTCCGGGCCTAAAATTGGATGTCTGAGGATATCCACTAGAGCTATATCATCTTTCTTTAGTTTTTCCTGAATAGCCATTATCTATTACCGATAATTTCAGGGATTTGGGTTCCTACCCATTTTTCTCTACGAGGATCGCTGGATGCTGACGCTGTGTAAAAGAACAATGCTTTTAGATTTGGTGGCATCTGCTGTTTTACAAGCCACTTGTATTCTTCGCCCTTTAGCGCGGGGGGTATGGAAGAATCTGCGTTACTGATCTCTGTAATTAGGATCTCCTTATCTGGGTACTGAGCACAGAATTTAGCAATCTCGTTAATTGCGTATTGTGTTGGAAGTCCGTTTCCCCAATAAATATGCATACCCAACCAGTCTGATAGGTTTACGGCCTCTTTAGCCTGTGTAATAAATTCTTCTGAATTGGCTCTAGCAGGCATCCCATTATGTACGTAGTACGCGCCGGGAGACAGGCCGGGAAATCCTAGTTTAATATCGTTTCCGTAACGATCCTTAAAAATCCGATAGACTTTTATAAACCAACGGGCAAAGTCAGCGCCGTTATTCCAATTAATCCACATTCCTTCGGGATTTGAATTGGGAAGGTGCAGGTTTGGTTCATTGTGAATTTCAAAGTATCTAACGCCAGCTTTGTAAAGATCATCGACCCCGGAAGAAACTTCGTTGGCGAATTGTTCTGCGGATTTGGGGTGTTCAAACTTAGCAAACATCCTTGCCATAGTAAATTCTACATTGGGGATTGTTTTAAGCTGGTTAACTACCTGTGAGGAATGGCCGGGGGTTAGTAATTTTACAGCCTCGATCTTGCCAGTCATAATAGCGCCGTAAGCGGCAGGCCAAGGCCAATAATCAGGATCGGAAGGCCCATGAAGCCCTACCAGAAATTTAGAATGTAGTACAGGTTCTTCTACATAATAAGCAGAACAAATACCCTCTTGTCCGTCATCCTTACGTACTTCAATCCATACATTTTCGTTATTATGCGCCTTGGCAAAAGCAATTCTAGCCTTAGCCGCAACATCCCTTGTAATAACTTCTACTGTTTCGTCTTTAAAGATGTACCCGATAATATTTCCGGTTTTAATCTCTCTCAGTCGAAGAGTGGTTGTTGATTTTACCCTCATACTTCAAGTACCCCCTCTACATTCTTGTTACGCTTTTTTGAAAGTTCTTTACTTGTCACTGTAAATTGGTGCTGGCAAGATTCACGCGGGCAAACCAGATGTAGTTCGTTATGATTATCCCAGTTAGCAAACCATGCGTTTGCCACCAGCATAGTACATTTAGGACAGTAAATATATGCAAGACGTTCTTTTAGGAAAGACCTTGCTTTCTTCTGGATTTCTGGAAGATAGTCATCAAGACTTTCTCCTGCGGCGGCCTGACGAGATTTACGGGTAATTCCTAGGTCATCTTGTAAAGAAGAAAGTGTCGCGGTTAGATCTTTGTTAATTGAGGTAAATTTCTGACTACGGGTGGTCTCACCTTCCAAAAGTGCTTGATTTAGAAGATCCCCTACCAGATCTAACATAGCAGTAATTTTAGCGATTTGTTCTAGAGAAATTTTGTCGTTGATATTCATACCAGTAAGATCATATTCTTGTTCAAACTGGTTCATAATCTCTTCGATACGACTTTCATCGATCTGAGATTCTAATTCTTTTTTCTCTATAAAGCGTTGCCACGCTAGTTCAAATTCTTCCTCTGATAAATTCCTATTTTGTGCTAAATTCCTGTACTGTTTCTTTGTAGTCAAAAAACCCTTCCTTTAAGTATTTTCGTCTTCTAAATCCTCCACCGAAAAATTAGCCTGAGCGCGTAGTGGAAGTCCTGTACCTAGTGTGCTACTGTAGGTGGCTTCAATAATGAAACGTCTAAACTTACCGTCAGCAAACGCGAGATCATCTCCACTAAGTATAAAAGTCTCTGTTTCTTGGGGGGAAACAACAACCACATTTTCTCTATTATTAACAATTCCGCCCAAACCATTCGTCAGTGTCCAAGAAAGTGAATCCGGAGTTACTGGTGTTTCATCCTCATCTTGGAAGGTAGCAGTGATTATATAGGTACTCCGGTCAACAGCGTTGAGGGTTAAAACCGTAGCCATAATTTATACCTTTATGTAGGATCTGCGAAACCGATACCGAATGAGTTTAGACTGAATGTGTTACCACTCGTCACACCCTGTGAAGAACTTAGGGCATAGGTAAATAGTAGCGTATCAGTACCATTAGTAATGGCAACATGCGTTGCTGTACCAGTATCAGATACCGTACCATCGGTAATCTGAGCAACTACTACTTCGCGACCACCACCAACACGATCAGACGGTGCGGCGAT